TCCATACCACCTATCTCCTTCAGACCAAGTTAGATTAGTTGGGCCTTCTTTTTCATATTCCCACATTGATCTGGTTACAGACTGATATAGACTTACCTCATCGAATACTGCTTTTCTTAATGGGTCCCACCGAAATATTCTATTTACTAACCAATTAATCATTATCTTCTTCCTCATCCCTGTAGATAACTTCTTCCAGTTGAGTCTTATACTCACTATCTGGCATCTCATCTATAATATACTCTAGGTCTACCAGCTTATCATAAGACTCATTCCATAGTTGATAGTAGGTATCTCTCTGGCCCGCCAAAGCATTGACCTGATTGGCGTAGTTGTTGATCTGATCTATGTAGTACTGATTATTAAACTCTAGGGTTTCAATCTTTGAGTCTGTGTCCTTCTTTAAATAATCATACTTCCCAGAAGTAATCCAAAGTTTATATGGGATAGCAACTAAACCATATAAAAACATTGACCAGAATATAAACTCTATCATTACTCGCCTAACGCTACCTGATACGTATATGGGAAAGAATCTTTAGTTAGTTCTTTTACTGCCTCCGCATACTTTCTAATCTCAAATTGAGCATCACTTGGAAGTCTCTGGTCAAGGAATGTGAGTACGCCATGAAGGGATACTGTCCACCGCCAGCGGACATACATGCCATATGCTGGCAAAAATAGTCTGGCTAACTCTGGTGCTACTTCTTGATCCATAGCCCGCTGATAAAGCTCTTCGCCCTGCTCAATATAATTATTTAATGCTGTTGTAAAGTAGTTGCCTCTACCCTCCATGATAGGCTCTCCTGAGCCCTGCTTGGAGTTCTCTGGCTTTGATCGCCATTCGTTTGCCTCTGGTACATAAAACTCTTCGTTTTCTGTGATATAGCGTCTAGATGACTCATTCCAGCCATTCTGGTCGTCTAGGTGTGTTGATGCAACGGCATGCTTCCACCATTGTCTAGCAACAAATAATGGGGCATATACCTCAAAGGTTAGGGCTGCATGTCTAAATGGAGATGTGTGCTTCTCGTCCCACAAGAACTTAATCAGTTTAGCATCTCGCTCTGACATTTCACTTGACTGCTTATCGTATGAAACACGAGCAGCATTGGCTACAGATAGATCGTTTCCTAAAGTATCAACTAATCTAACATAACCTTTATCTAATACATTAATCTTCATTCTAACTCCTTTTCAATTGCTTTAATTCCTTCTAATACTTTACCCCATATTGAGGAACCATAGTTATCATTAAAGTATTTAAACATATCTTTTCCCGCCTGAGTTTTAATATTTAGATCCATTAAATATTATCCTTTAAATGCTTTACTAATGTAGCAAAAGGTCTTCCGTTAGCCTTACTAGCTAAATAGAACTTATCCTCATGCTTTCTATCTCTGTCGTACTTTACTTCTACCCGCCAGTCTTTGCTGGTGTAAGAAGGCACTACAAACATGCCTCCAGTCCTCTGTGAGACCATTACATAGGCAAGTGGCTTGTTAGCCTTACCTTCAAATCCAGATACTGTATCTATAATTAAATCATCATATGGGAAAGTGGATGGATCATCCGTAAAGTAAAGGTTTCTAGACTTAACCTCTAGTACATGATCGCCAACTATAATATCCTTTTCATTGGCCGTAAAGTCTTTGATCTCTTCTCTAGTTTGAGCGAACTCTAAGTCTGGCACTAAACTATCAATACCCTCATCTTTGAGTCGCATTGAAACTACTTTATTATACTTATGCCCTTCAGACATAGCCGCCTTGTAATCAAATGCCAATTGCTTAGCCTTTCTTAGCGATTATCTGCTTGCTATGAAGCAGTAGAAACTTATTGCCCTCTTCATCTTCAATCTCTGTTCCAGAATGCTCTGGATAAAAAATAATATCTCCGATATCTAGGTCACTAATAGGAATCAATTCGCCCCTATAGTTTGCTTCCCCGTTACCCATATCAATTACTTCAGCCTGACTAGGGCCTTGGTCTGCAAATGCGGCAGATAAAACTAAACCAGTTTTAGTAGTCTTTTCTCCAGTTTCGATCTTCTTTACAAGAAGCATGGCTCCGATAGGTTTAATCATTTTCGTATTCCTCAAAGGCTTTCTCTATTTTTCTTACTAAGACTGGCCCGTTCTTGGATTCCCACTCTCGTTGTTCAGCTTCACGACGACGCTTCTTTTCTGCGCCATTAATTGTTTTATATATAGGTACATTAAACGACATGATCTAATAATACAATTTATAATTAAGTCTGTCAATAGTACCCCTAGTTGGATTCGAACCAACGCTGTCACGATTTTAAGTCGTGTGCCTCTACCACTGGGCTATAAGGGCTTAGCTCTTCCCCCTGGATTCGAACCAAGATTGCCAGTGCCAAAAACTGGAGTCCTACCGTTGGACGAAGGAAGAACAGCGGAAGCAATAGGATTCGAACCTATGGATCTCTCAATCTACGATTTAGCAAACCGTTGCATTCGACCACTCTGCCATGCTTCCATGAGAACTCGGTTTATAGAGTGCCACACCGTAAGGCTCGTACTTGTGCGTTCTCAACACAATGCAGTCGTCTAGCTAGGGCCTAACTGCAAACACTTACTTCTGCAACCGACGGCAGGTGTAGAGGTGTTGTCATCCCGCAGAGTCTCTAGGAGTCGAACCTAGGCTTACCGCTTTGGAGACGGTAGTGCTTCCGTAACACTTAGACCCTAAGTGATTAATAAGTCTACGAGCAGACTAACTTATTAATCATGATACGTGAAGATTTACATAAGCTCGTTGTCCTCCAGTTGTCCTCGTCAGGAGGCAGATGTTTCACTGCATCTCAACCTTAGTATCATTAGAGCGGATGATGAGAATCGAACTCACCCCTTCTGCTTGGAAGGCAGAGGCACTACCAATATGCAACATCCGCATGTTATATTCATTATAGAATATTTATACTGGAGAGTCAAGGGTTTCATCGACTGCATCATCGATAGTTCTTGTATGCTCTCTTGAACAATTACCACATTCTTTACACATATCTATCCTTAAATAAATATAGCCCCACTTGTGTGAGGCTATATCTAATATGTAATTAAACTTTCTTTCGTCCAGTTTTCTTTGGTGGCTTAGGCGCAGTACTTGTTTCTCTACGAATACCGTGTCTGTTTGTATCCACTTTAATACCAGATCTTAATCCTTGAGTAGGTCGCTTTCTTGTAGCTTCCTGACTTGTAACCGCCCCAGAAGCAGAACCTGCTGCTGGCGGTGGTGTCATACCTGTTCCATCAGACATTAATCAATGTCCTCTCCGTTAGGTCCTTGTGGCTCAGACATTTCATGAGCCATGCCTTCTTCAACTTCAGCTCCAAGAGTATTCATTGAATCAGTTCCAAACATTTCTGGTGAGGCCATTTGTCCTGGACCTACATCATAAACATTTTGATTAGGCAATTCTACGCCCATGAATGCTTCTGAATTGCATCCACACATAGCGCACATATTACTTACCGCCGTTGCCTACGCCAGAACCATCTTGTGATGACTTGTCTGTTGCAGGAAATGCTGACGCTGGATCTGCAGCGTACTGCTCTCCAATTGTGTGCTGTACTGCTGGCTTAACTGTGTTAAAGCCGTTTAAATTTAATCCGTCTGACATTTTATTTCTCCTATAGGGTTTTAATTTAGATGGTTCTAGAAAGCCACCTATGACTCTATTATAGCATTTAGTTGATTAGGATCTATATTCTCTTGCCCAGCAGTCATCGCAAATATCTACTATCCCGCCTTCTTTTTTAGCGGCAATTCTAGTAGCCTTATTATTACAATTTCCCCACTGGCAAGTATCTGAAAACACTATTTAGATCCTTTGGCTGTTTGGCCACGGTACCCTGTCTTCTTCTTGTTCATTGATCCTGGCTTCTTAAATGCTGGACCACTTGGGGTTGCTGCAATTCTTTGCTCTAAAGCCTTTTTAATCTTATCGTGATGCTTGCCCATTTTACTTCTTCTTGGCAGTCTTCTTAGCAGGAGCCTTCTTAGCAACCTTCTTTGCTACAGCCTTCTTCTTAACTGGAGCTTTCTTTGCTACCTTCTTAGCAGGTGCCTTCTTTGCAATCTTCTTTACTGGTGCCTTAACTTCAATTACGCTATCAATATCAAATGCATAATCTGTTGTTGGGAACAACCATGATTTAATCTTCTTGAACATCTTGCGGTACTCCTTTTTCTATTTTTCTTACAATGTATCTTATTACTTCGTAAGGCCTCCACTCTGGAGGTAACTCTAAATATCTTATTTCATCTGCTATCTTAGCTCTTAGATGATCTTCCAAAAATTCCACCTTCTTATTCTAGCATTTAAATATTAAAGGGGCAAGACCCGAAGATCCTGCCCCCTTAATCAGAAGAATTACTTCTTTAGTGCAACCTTAGCCTTTGGATTCTTAGCATTCCACTTCTTAGCAAGAGCGTTATACTCTGCCTTGTAAGCTGCTGCTGCAAGATCGGCTGCTGCCTTTGCTGATGTTGCAGCTGCTGTCGCAGCTGCTGCTGATGCTGTTGCATCTGCTGCACGTGCTGCCTTCTCTGCTGCTAATTGTGCAGTCAATGAGGCAATCTGTGCGTTAGCAAGAACCAAAGCATCTGCTACGCTTGTGATAGCAATAAACTTAGTAGCAGACTTTGCTGCTGCTGCAAATCCAGTAACGTCTGTCGCTGTAATTGCTGCAGTAAATGCTGCGTTACCAATTGTTGCTGGTGCTGTTAAATCGAATGCAAATGTTCCAGTTGCTGTATCAGATACTGATACTGCACCTGCAGTTGCTCCAATTACAGTAATTGTTGGTGTTGATGTAACAACTGGATTACCAAAAGCATCTGTTGTCTTTACATAAACCTTGTTAATTGAAGATACGTTTGCAGTATCTCCAGCAACTACTGAAAGATTATACGCTGCTCCTGCAGAACCCTTGACGTAGTATGTTGTTGTGTTTCCACCCATTGTTACTACGACTGTTCCTGCGTTTACAGTCTTTGTGAATACATAGAGCTCAGCAGTTGTGCCAGTTCCTGTATTGATTGAAATAGATCCAGTTCCTGCTGATGCAGTTACTGGTGTTGCATCTGTGTGCAATGCTGTAACGATTGATGCATTTGAAGCAACTGCTGAAACAACAGTTCCTGTATCAAGTCCTGTTACCGCAATCTTTAATGCGTCTGCTGCGTCTACCTTATTGTCTGCTGGGACAGGAAGAACAACTGGGTTAGAGGCTGTTAGACCAGTAGAAACTGATGATCCGCCTACAGTAAGAGTTGTTGTTGCTGCACTTGCAGATGTAGCCACTAGTGTTGTCATTGTTAGGGCTGCAACCGTAGCAATGGCGATTTTCTTGAATGATTTCATTCTATTTATTTCTCCTTAGATTAATCTGCCTCTTAACGAGCACAGAAATTTTGTGACATGTTCACATTATGTAAGACGTTTTTCTCATCGAAATGTCGCTACTTAATGTAACATATTTATTCTTACTTGGAATGAACACGGATCTCCGCCCTCATCCCATTCTTGCATTTCTTCTTCATCCATTGGTGGACCATCGTGTGTATTACAAAATACATCTGAAATCCAGCCACGGTCAAAACCGTTTTTTAGCCATATATCAAACTCTAAAGCATCAGAATCTGTGGCGTCAAAATCTATACCCATTCAGCTAACTCCTTTAACAATAAATGTTTAGGCTTAGCTCCTACGATAGTTTTGACTGGCTGACCATCTTTAAATAATACCATAGTTGGTATTGAAGATACTGAGAATTCTTGACTTTTTTTAGTATTCTCATCAACATTTAACTTACCAACCAGTAATCCAGTCTCTTCAGATATCTCGTCTATGATTGGACCAAGCTTCTTGCAAGGACCACACCAATCTGCCCAGAAATCTATTAGGACTAAGCTATTTTCTTTTAATACATCATCGAATGTGCTATCTGTGACTATCATTATGCCTCCACATGTGTAGGCCAGAAATAATTACAGGCCTCGCAGCAAGTATATCCCATGTCCTTATAGTCTGCATAATCACTATAGAAATAATAGTGGTCAGGATCCTTTTCAAACAATCTTCCCTTATGAGTGTAATGAAGCTTATCGTTGTTTAACCACCAAGGAGCTTCTGTCTCAAGTCCTAGGAAGTTTTCTTGAAATATCTCATCAAACTGAATATGCGTGGTGTTCTTATAACCACGTAGGACTATATCACGGATGATGGCTTCATTGTACAGGAACAACCAATCTTCATGTCCCCGCCACATTTTAACTGCTGGGTGATTTTTCCAAGCACCTGTCTCGTAAAGTCCAGCCAATGATTTGAGTATCTGTAGGTTCTCTACACTTTGCTTAATTAAACGTTTGCGATCAAGATTCCTTGCAGTTTCTTGAAAGTCCGCCTCTGGTAAAAATGTTTGCATGATACCATTCTACTAAATATGAGAAGATTGGTCAATACCAATCTAATGACTACTTATCTTTAAGTTCTTCAGCAGCAGAGTTAAACCGATTCATAAAGTTTTGAATTACAAATACGGTTGTTTCATGTGCATTCTTTGCCATTGCTTGAAATGCTATATCATTTCTTTCTGCCTCTGGCAATGCTCCAGACCACTTATTGTATAGGTCTGTAGCAACTTCTTCAATGATTGACTCAAGTACAGTCATTTGTTTATCCACCGATAACCCCCTTAAGGTTAATTAACTTACCAACGTTTGCCTTACCCTTTACTGGGGTGGCTGTATTTGAAATCAATGAATAGATTTCTGTTAAACCTAAAGTAGGCTTAGCTTGTTTAATAGCAATCCATTGAGATGCTGCAACTTGTGTTGAAATAGATGTTCCTGAACCGTTCTTTGTTGATCCGCCAGGAAGTGTAACCTTCATTGCACCGTTGGCATAAAAGTCTAGTAGAGCGTTATCTCCATTTGAATATAACTCAATACCGTTCTTTGTAGCAGCGCCGATAGCAATTGATTCTTTAATGCATGAAGGCCAGTCAATTCTTGTGTAGTCTCGGTTGTTACCCGCTGCAAAGAATGCTGGTAGGTTTGCTGCTGCTAAAGACTGAACCAAAGACTTTGTTTTTGGTGTAATTGGGCAGTAATCGTTATACAAAGATAGCTCATGGTGGCCTAGCGACATTGATATAGCCTGAATATTAAACTTATCCTTGTTATTAAGCACCCACTCTAGAGCATTAGATACAGTGCTTTCAGAGGTAATCTGACGATCACCATTGATATTCTGTCCAATAACTCTAACAAAAACAATCTTCATGTTAGGATTAGTAGCCACTGCAACCGATGCCATCTGTGTTCCATGGTCGAAGCCACTCTTTGAATACATCTCAGGCTTTAGAGATGAAGATCCTGGGCCTTCCATAAAGGTCTGCCCATTTGGGCATGTGTTCCATTCAAGGATGCATACTTCATAAGCAATCTTATCTTTAAAGATTGGAAGCGATGTGTCTAATGCTGTATCAAGGATAGCCAATGTTGGCACATCTACAGTTTGATTTTTTAGCGCAGCATTAGCTGTTGTAGGGATAAGTAGTGTTAGGGCAATTAAAGCCGCTGTTATTTTTTTATTCATAGTACCTATTCTACTAAATAGGTATGGTTACGTCAAGGCTTTTCTTTAAGATCTTTTAGCTTTTTTTCGTACCATTTGCCAGCATCCATTACAGGAGCCTTTAAGCTATCTTTATCTAAAAGTAACCCAACTGATGCTCTCAAAATCTCAATCTCAAACTGAGTTCTTAGTAACTCCATTTCAAGGAGTCTAATTCTTTCTGACTTTCTCATTCCATTTTCTCTCTATCTACTGGGGTTGGTGCCGTTGCTAAGTTACCGCATTCCGCACACAACATGTCTAAGAAATATGTTGCTATTTCATAGTCTTCAAAAACTGTTCTAACATACCATTGGCTTGAGCCACAGGTGCAGACATGCGTAGGTGTTCCACGAAGGTCTAGTGCTGTAGGTGCTTCGTCTTCACCCAGATCATTCTTATCAAAAACAAGTAACTCGTACTTGCTGAAGAAGTTTCTGATCGCTCCTATAGATATTAAACCTAAAAGGATGGCAGCTAATCTATTTAGCCACTTCATATATCTATTATACTCTAAACCTGTATGTATGTAAAGGGAGGGGCAACAGCCATATTAAACTCTGCTGCTGCTTCAAGAGCTGCTTTAATTCTAAGCCTTGGGTTCTTTTGATTCTTTGTTGCATAGAGAGCGCCAAGAGCAATTTGTCCGCCGCTTCCTTCTGCCATATAGTTAACTACATTCTCTCCTACATGGAAGTCTTCATCTATAGTAAAGATTCTACCTTCAAGACCAACTATAAAGATTCCGCCTGTATCTTCTTCTGAACTAGATCCAATGCTTCCGTAGCCGTTATCTTTAAATGTTTGCTTAACTGAATCAACAAACTTAGTTCTCATAAATTTATCTAAACCTGAGTTTGTTTTTGTTGGTGTATATTTTGGTGGAGTCCAACTATACTGAAGGATCTGCCCCATACGAAACGAATCTGTGAATGCTATGCCGTACTGACCAATCTTAAAACACTTTGGCTCTTTTCTTGAAAGGATCCATCCAGTTTTATCATCAGATGCGGCATGATCGGAACCCATGTAAACGGTTCCATTTTGGGCAATAGCAACTATGCAGGTCATATTCCTAGTATACTAAATATAAATTCGAAAGGCCAGCTATTCTGGTATGTGAAATTCCATATCAATTAATGATAATTTAATTAAAGTTTCCTCAAGCTCAGACTTAACGCTAATTAATTCCTGAATGGCAGAATAATACTTATCTTTCCATTCGGTTAAATCACGCTCAACCTTATATAATTGAATTTTTAGATCTTTTAATTCCATCTTTAAATGGTCCTGCTCACGCTCACGCTGGCGAATAGCTTCCTTTTTATTATCCCTGATTCCAGCGATAATTGCTGTGCCCATGCCAGATAAAATTGCCGCACAAATAGCAATAATAATAGCAGTATAATCTAAATTCATAATAGATTAATTATACCGTGAAATGATGCTAAACTAATAACTCCGAAGCAGCAATATCATTACCAATATATCTCTTTTTTAATACAAATTCTCTAACATGCTCTGGGCCCATTGATCTGCCAGCCAAAATGACTACCCAGCGTGGCTCAATCCTAGAAGTAATGCATGTTTCGCACATAAGTAAGTTAATTGGTAAAAGTGTAGACTTTCTTACGTTAAGCTTATTCTTAGACTTATTGCAAGAATAGCACAATATTTTTTCCATTATTTTTCTTCCTCAGCATGTTCAAATACGATTTCGTCAACTATGGCGAATTCGTCGTTCTCTATTAATTCTTGATAATCAATATTATCCTTGGTATATTTTACCACAGATGCATAGGCTCCCATTTTTTCTATTGTCCCATAGACGCCAAGGCTGTGTAAATACACAACGTTGATGATCTCATAATACTCTTTCACTAGGCACCCCAACCAATTCGCATCTTACTCCAAACGATTCAATTACCTTCTTAACCTTGCCAACATAATCAATAACCATCTCCTTTTGTACCCCCTGGTACTGGATAAAGTTATCTTCATATAGCTTTATTGCTAAGAAATCTGGATATCTGGCGATATCCATTTGTAATCCCATTACTGGCGCCTTGATCTCTTTGATCTTCTTTGCCATTGTTTGATTATAAAATACTGGTTTGTTGGGTTCTCCCGTAAATTGGTTAATTCCATACTTAAAATGGTTCTGATCATACATACTAGATGCCATTTTTTCTCCTTAACCTTTTCCAAACTTCTTGCGTCTTGTGTAAATTCCTTGCCTTATCTATTGAGCCAGCATTTAAATATACTCCGCCCCAAATTCCGTGCTCTGAATTCTCTACGCCAGCTTCGTAACACATCTTTGAAACTGGACAGCTCATGCAAGCCTCATCAATACTTTTTGCTACGTTAACATCTGACTCATACTTTTCATAGAATAAATTTGTATCCATTCCACGACATATTGCTAGGTGATACCAATCAAAATCGTCTTGATCTACTCCTAAATCATTTAAAATGCTTGACATATTTTGCTGGCAACTTCCAGATTCCTTCGTTATTTGCAGATATTCTTTCTGCAACACCCCATGTATCTTTTCTAAATAAACCTTTTATATTAGTAAATCCGCTTTGATCTTTTTTCCAAATCATTAGATCGTAATTGTCCCAGTAAAATTCCTGGTTCTTGGCTTTAGATTTCTCTATAAATACTTCTACACCCTTTAGTGTAAGATTTAGCACTTTCTTTCCTATCTAGTAAGTCCGCCTAGATGATTCGCTGGTCTGGCTAGATTCGAACTAGCGACAACCCGATTAACAGTCGGGGGCTCTACCGCTGAGCTACAAACCAAAGCAGAAACCGTAGTCTCTATGTATTATTATACAGCAAGAACTACGGCCCTGTCAACGATTATTTAAATATTTTTTCCAAAAACACCAGACCAAATTGATTTCTTAACTTGATCTGCTTCTGTTAAATCTTCTGCTTTTTCAACTGGAACACAATTAGGTACCATTCTGCCATTCTTTTCTTTCATGCCTCTTTGTGTGTATCCTGACCAGCATGCTTTTGTTAAGTTGTCCCACTTATCTTCATCTTCATTATCAGACTCATATGGGTCCTCATCCTTTGGATCTACAGACTTCGTAACATCTTCATCATCTGGTATTTCAATTACTGTATCAACTGGATTAACTACATCTTCTAAAATGTCTTTAATTTCATCTACTAATTCGTTTACTTCTAATGACTTCTTCATATTCTTCTCTCTCTCTACAATTTTGCGAGACCAAGAGAATCCTGCGTCTCCGCCCCATGCTAGCCACATAATCTTTCCATTAGATGGGTTTTCCGCATTATCCCAATCTTTACCCTTTTTATCTACTTCGTGACGTGAGAAGAAAGAATACATTCTTTTTACTGTAGAAAGACTAAGAGTTTCACCTCTTGCAAGTTGTCCTGCACGGGTCCATCCAACTGCAGTTCCAGCACCTTTTGCTTTACCTTGCTCTTTTAATTTAATAGCACGACGTGCTGCTGACTGCATTCCAGACGTTGGTTTGTATCCTTCTTTTGCCATATTACTTCTCCTTCACACTAATAACTTTAACGTTTTTTACTTCGTCATCTATACCAAATATATCATTGGCATAATCAACAGCGTCTTCTGAAGAAAATGCTTCTACTTCCGCATCAATTTCAATCTTGACCCTGTAGGTATTCATTTACTTACCGCATGTAGGGCATTTTGTAGACTTTGTTTCAGCAGCCTTTGGCTTTGCTGATCCAGCACCACTAAACTTTGGACGACCAAATCCTACAATAGAAATCATTTCGCCTTGCTTATTCTTTTTAAATGCACGAAGCTTCTTAGAAACCTGTCCGCCATTTCTTTGGCTTCCCTTTTTATCTGGGCTAGTGTTTCCTTCGATACACCAAACAGTTCCGTCTTCGTTATCTTTGATAACAATTCCTACGTGACTGATCCTATCGACGCCATCTGATGGGAAATCAAAATAAGCAATATCTCCTGGTTCTGGATCTGCTAAATCTCCATCAATCCATGAGCCAGCTTTCTTAAATGCCTGTGCTCCACCTGGAGTGTAAACAGTATTTGGAACCTTTACACCAGCTTCATTAGCACACCACATAACAAATGATCCACACCATGGCTGGAAGTTGGCCTTTGTAAATGCACCGTACTTTGTCTCATTATCTTTAGGACCTTCAATTGTTCCTAGTTCTGCTGTAGCAACTTCAATTAAACGTGCTGCTGTACCTTGATC